AGCCAAAAAAACACGCCACAACCTATCAGAATCGAGCAGAAAGCCTGTTTCTAGGCGTTTTGAATCAAAATGTGATGCCCGAGACCTTCCAGTGGTCAAATTCAAGGTTGAACCGCTAGACAACAAAGCCTGTTGCTGCCGTATCGGACGCTAGACTGCCGTTTACACACCCCTTATAGGGCTATTCTACACACCCCTTATAGGGCTATTCTACACACCCCTTATAGGGCTATTCTACACACCCCTTATAGGCTATCGCTTCCGCGAAAGGCTACGCTACCGTTTGGATGCCTGCGCTTCCGTTTGACGCTCCCGCCGAAACTTATCCCAACGCTCCCGCTGAGACTTGCCAACCTTGGCATAATGCTCCCGCGAAAGCTTGCGAGCCTTGCAAGATCCTTTGACGCTCCCGCCTTTCTTACCTAGGCGCGAAAGATAGGCTTTAATAATTTCTTCTTCTGTCATGTTTTTATGTTGTCCTTATAGGGTGCTATGCTTCCGTTTGTAAAGACGGAATGCCTGCGCTGCCGTTTATAGGCAAGCGCGAACTGAGTGCGCCGTGATCCTAGTATTCAAGATCAATACTTTGAACCCTAGCCTTCTTTCCGTTCGTTAAGATAATGTTCTCCAGTCCATCCGTCCTCCTACTTGGCACAAGTTCCGCGCCGTCAACTAAGCCATAAGGAATCCACTGCCCGACTCCTTTTATATGTCCAAAAATAGAGACGCAATCTTTCCAGTAATCATCTTTCGATACTTTAACTTTCATTTTCAATTCCTCCTTCTTTCTTTCATTCGCGCAATCAATAAGACTGCGCTGCCGTTTGGAGTGGGTAAACCCTATCGGGTAAATCCATCCTTTGCTTCTCCCGTGCTAAAGGAGAAGACAAGGCGGGACTACTTGCGCTTACTGCGCGGCCATACCAGCCACACAAAGGAGAGCAACAGCCCGCCATGTAGCAGCCCAAGCGCGTAAACTTGTGGGCAGTTCATTTTGTTTGTGTCTCCTTTTCTTTTTGTTCGTTGTAATTCTCAAGTGCTTTCCTAATTAGTTCCCAACTTTTCTTACCCCAAGGGGTAAGAATCATGATTTCATTTTCTTTTTTCATTTTGTGTTTTCTCCTTTTTAGTCAACGTATGGGAAAGACAAGTTCGCGTCATCCCATGGTTTAATTGTGATTATGTAGTGGATGCGGTTGACAAAGTGAAACCCTGCCACAATTGTGGGAACTCCATTGTCATCGTCCAATAAAGTCCAAATATGGTTTGGATTTTGGCTTCTCACAAAATCAAGATCTTCATCGTAAGTTTCGAATCCCATATTACCCTCTTCTCGGTAAATGGGCATGTAATCGTCAATGCTAGGCTTAGGCTTTCTCATTTTAATACCTCCTTATTCTTCGTTGCGTATTCCACCCCCAAGTCAAACATAGTGTTATATGTTACGCTCAGGTGAGTAATCATCTCCGCAATCTCATCAGGCGGGTAAGTTTCGAATGGCTCCCACGCTTCAATATCATCTGGAATATCTGACCCGCAATCTTCAAGTGCCTCCACAATCTGTTCACCTGTGGTGTACTTCTCTTCATCCCAACTTGAAAGGTAGTGCCCACAAGCTTCTTTTAGAATATCTGGTTTATTCATTTTTATATTCTCCTTTTTATTAAAGTATGCTTAGGTACTTCTTTAATACTTTGTAATCTTCAATTGATACTTCTTTTACCTCTCCGACTGAGGAGAGAATTTCACCATTCTGCCAATACCCATCTGAGTTTTCATCTTTTTCCGCATCTTCATCGCCATACCAAGTTTTCGCCGTATTCTCAGCGTATTTAAACGGATCACCCGCCGTTTTAAATAAGTACTTGGTAGTGTGTTCATACTCGCCGTGCTGCTCCTGAACTTCCGCAATGTAGTGTTTTTCTTTCGTGTTTTTCATTTTGTTTTCCTTTCATTTTCGATTGCCGATGATGCCAAGCTATAAGTTGCCATCACAATATCTATCAAGCTTGAATTGGAATATCCTAATTCATCGCCCTCTGGCCTTGTGAGTTTTTCAATTCGCTTTAATATGCGCAGCAACTTATCTGCCTTAGTGTTTTTCATTTTGTTTGTGTCTCTCTTTCTTTTCTTATTATCGCGCTCCATTCCATTCCCTCCCGCTGTGCCCAACGTAGGGCGCGAGCGTAGGAAGTGAACCTCGCGAAGAATTGACCAACTGAATTATATACGGCGTAGGTGTAATTAATGTTTGCCATATGCCACTACCTCCTGCTTCTTATCCCAACAGGCGCGACAAGTAAGGCACTTGTTCCCTTGTTCCGCAACTGGGCAAGTTTTCCCGCTTGTCACTACAGTCGAAACTTGAACACCCAAACGGCGAGCCAATGGCAACGGCGCAACGCCATCTATCATATGCGCGGAAAGGCGAATGGTAAGATTCTCAGGCACTTTCCCGCCGTTATTTATGAAGGATTGAAGAATGCCCGCCTCTCGCGTGGGCAACCAATGGCGCACGCTTGGGGTACGCTCGCACACTTCCACTATTTTTTTGAGATGGTTTGAGTTTTGCAAGTCTCCCGAATCGTGCCATCGGAAAAACGCATTCCCTTCCGCTTCGATTAGGTAAACCATACTCTCCACCCAATCGGAACGGCGTAGGGAACGCAAACGGCGAGCCAAGGCATTGCGAACGGCGGGGTAATTATAATTCCCCTTCATCGCGTAGCACTTGGAGCAAACCGATCCTTCTACCTTCCGCAGCTTTCCGCCAACCTTGCAAAGGCTCGCGGGAATTGAATAAGCAGGGCAAGGCATCTTAGAAGGGCGAGAGAATCCCCCGCCCGTTGACGTTGTCGCGTGTTCGAATGTCATCATTTCAAATCCCCCACAAACACGAAAGCATAGCCCTCGTTATTCGGCAGGGCACCGCCGATCATGGGTTGAATCCAAGGATCATTCGCGCATGTATAATTTTCAAACCTTCTTTCATTCTCCCTAGATATTTTAATCTGAAGCGACTTTCTCGCGCTGTCGTGGTTTGCTTCTGTGCCTAGATCATAATTCCAAGGAATTGTGATCTGTCCCGCTTCACAAGTTGCTTTGATGCGTGCGCCCTTGTGGGTTGTCGCGCCGTAGTATTTTGTTTGTATAGCTTGCATTGTGTGTGTTTCCTTTCTTTATTAGTTTTTGCCAAAATATCCCATCGCCATGAATACCGCGCATGGCGAGAGGAAGATGATAGCGATGATAAGGTCAGTCATTTTGCAACCTCCATGTCCCGCCTTACGCATTCCTTGGCTTGGCGCAGAGTTGAGACGATATCTAGTGCGCCCTGCTCCTCGCCTTTATAAATAAACCACTCAAAGCGCGGGAATATATAAGATTCATCGCCTAATTCTTTCGCGTCTCTTTTTATGATTTTATAAATACCGCAAACATATTCTCCCGCTGCTATGCGGTTGAACTTGTTGCCATCTTCCGCCGTGGCAGCTTCAGCGTTTTCTAATGTGTGTTTCGTTTGCATGTCGACAATCTATGCCATCCGCTTGGATTAGTCAAGTTTTATTTTAATATATTTTATGGTAGGATAAAACATGGATGAAATCAGCGCACCTCCAAGCGCACCGATAGAAAAGGCGAAGAATGGCAGGCCGTCACCATATAGTGAGGAGACAGGCGCAAAGATAATTGAGGCAGTGCGTGGCGGATTAACTTTAGAGCGCGCAGCGGAGTATGTCGGGCTGAACCCTTCCACCGTGCAAGGGTGGACGGAAAGGCGCGCAGAGTTTGGGCGTCTCATAAAAAAGGCTAGGCGCGAGCATGAGTTGAGTTTGCTCCGCAGCGTGGAAGCAGCAGGGGAAAAGAGTTGGCAAGCGCGCGCATGGTGCTTAGAGCGAATTTTTCAATATGCGCAACCCTCTGCCAGACTGCAAGTTAGCCAAGATGTCACCCATGGCCTCAGCGGGAATCTCGCCCAACTTCTCGCGGGGATTGCGGGGCGGAAGCGAGAGAAGAAAGCGGAAGTAATTGATATGCCCGCACTTACAAAACCCCAAACACAACTCCATTCAATACCAATGACTTCTGCTGATATGTCGCAAAAGATATATTGTATCAATAAATTACCCTTAAGCGACAACAACTTACAGAAAACACCAACTAATTTTCCTAAAGTTCGTCACAAGCAAATGCGACGACGCAAGCCAAGAGCAGAGTCCTTGGCCAAGTATCCGCCTACCACGACGCCCCCTGCCAGCCCCCCAGCCCCCGTTTAATACGCATATACCCCCCCAAATTATTGTGGCTCAAAACAAAAAGAGGTCTTAAACATCACCTATGCCAAAGCCTCCAAAACGCAGTCAAGAAGAGATACTAGAAGACCTTGCTAAACCAGCCGCATTCGCCGCTAACGCATTGGGCATCAATCTTTATGACTGGCAAAGAAAGGTATTACGCGATTTAGAGCCAAGAGACTGTCGCGTAGCCCTGCGTGCAGCCAACGGCTCTGGCAAGACCAGCACCGTCATTTCGGCTATTTTAATATGGCACGCGCTCGTTTACCAGCGTTCCATCGCCGTAACCACAGCGGGAGTTTTCCGCCAAGTCGAAAGCCAGCTTTGGCCTAGCCTTCGCAATCACATTGCCAAGCTTGGTGGCGCGTGGGAGGTGACATCTGGCGAGATCCGCTACCTCCACCCCAACGGCAACACATCACGCATTATAGGCTACTCAGCGACTGACCCAGGGCGTGCTGAAGGCTGGCACGCTGAGGACCACGAATGCCATCCGTTGCTGATGGTGGTGGACGAAGCCAAGACCGTAGCCGACCCGCTGTTCGAGGCTATCAGCCGATGTCAACCAACCCGCTTGCTAATCGCATCTAGCCCAGGCGGGACTAGCGGTGCGTTCTATCGGGCGTTCACCAAGGAAGCAAATATGTGGAGCAAGCACGCAGTCACAGCCTTTGACTGCCCCCACATCACACCAGCCCAGATTGAGGAAGTAACCCAGCGTTACGGCGAGAAGCACCCGCTGACCCGTTCCATGATCTACGGCGAGTTTGTCGACATAGGCGCAGAAAGCTTGGTTATCAGCCTTACCCAGCTACAGAATTGCCACAACACGCCTCCACGATTTAGGCCAAGCACACGCATAGCTGGCGTGGACTTTGCAGCGGGTGGCGATCAGAACGTGATCTGCATAAGCGACGGCAACAAGATCCTGCCTATGATCGCATGGCGCGAAAGGGATACGATGTCTGCGGTGGGTAGGTTTATAGTCGAGTTCAAGAAAGCTGGGTTAGAAGCCAGCAACATCTACGCTGACGCAAGCGGGCTAGGCATGGTGATGTGTGACGCACTGGCTGAAGCTGGCTGGGAGGTCAACCGAGTTAACTTTGGTTCTGCGGCCTACGACAACGATGCGTACACCAATCGGTCTGCTGAGATGTGGTTTGGCATGGCCAAGAAGATTGAGGATGCTGAGATTATATTGCCAGAGGATGAGGATCTAACAGCGCAGTTAACTTGCAGGCGCACGATCACCAACAGCAAGGGCAAGCTTGGCGTAGAGTCTAAGGACTCAATGCGTGCCAGAGGCATAGCATCCCCCGATAGGGCCGATGCGTTGGCGTTATGCCTTTCTAGTGGTAATGTCAAGTGGGACTTGACTTTCCCCGTGGAACGTCCAACTTGGAAATCACTTCAAGCCATGTTGGAGTTGCATGACCCCGTAATGGCTGGATTTGACGCAGGAGGATAAACACTATGAATATATGGAATTGGATTACTTCAAATTGGCAAGAGATCGTAGCCGCTGCTGGTGGCATCGTTCTTGCGGCTCGCATAATTGTAAAGCTCACCCCGACCCCAGCGGATGATTCGATCTTGGAAAAGATCGTAAACTTCCTCAAGACGGTTGGGTTAAATATTAAATAACATTTTGTGCTGCGTGCAATCCTTGAGATCATCGCAGCCGTGTTTCGCATCATTCCAGGTTGGAAAGATAAGCGGACACAAAACCTTGAAAACGATTGGCGCAAAAATCGCGAGGCTATCGACCGTGATCTGCCTGGTGAGTCTTGGTGGTTGCGCAACAACGACACCAGTAACAAACACAACGGGAGCAGTTGAGTCTTTAGTACGAGATGAAAACTATTCTGCTGTCCGTACTGCTGATCCAAAAGTACGCGCTTGGGCAAAGCGCGCTTTACATTACGTCAACGATCTGTCATTTGAATTGAGCAGAGAAAGACAAAAATGAACGCCAAAGATACACGCCGAACGGGTTATTACACTCGTATCATCGAAGCACTTAACCAGCGTGAGACTTGGGAGAATCGCCAGCGGTTGTTCTATCAAGCCCGCTACTTTGGTGTACGCCGCAAGGTCAAGCCTTGGCCCACTGCCGCCGATCTGCACGTTCAGCTAATCGACACAGCCATCGAGAAACTAAAACCTTCCTTCGTCAACAGCGCGATTGGCAACGACATTCTCTCCAGCTTCGTGCCGATGCGCCAGCAGCTAGCTCCGCTGACCGTATCAGCCGAGCGTTACTTCGACTACCAGATGCGTGAGCGCACCAATTTCCAGAAAGAGATTGTCTCGGTCATTGACAACATTTTGCTCTATGGGCGTGGCGTATCCAAGGTAATCTGGAACGAGGACAAGAAGCGTATTGATTTTGAGGCGATTGACCCTTTCCACATTATCGTACCTTCCTATACCAAGGAGTTCAAAGATGCCGATTTCATTGTTCACATCATATCAACAAGTGTCGATTCCTATAAGGCAAATCCCCTTTACAAGCAGGACGATGATTTCATCAAAATCATTTCGGGTAAACCCTCGAAATCAGTGGGCTTACGAAGTGAGATTCAAGACGAAATT